AACAGAAATTCATCAAGGCTGGCAAGCAAGGACAGCGTGCAAAGCGTCTTGTGTGGTTCCAGCAGGGATGGATGCGTAATTGGCGCATACAACGCTTTCAGGGCAATTCTGACGCGCATATCGCATTTGCTAGGCTGGAGGCCCAGATCGAGGGCTTGGCCTTCTAATGGTCACACCGTTCCGCCTGGGCCTTACCCGCGATCAGCTTGCTTCGTTCCTTAGCGATCATGAGCAGATCAAGCAGTTTGAAAAGCTGTTTCAGACCGTTGACACGATTAACACGGTATCGCTTGATGACGTGAGCGTTACGGCTGGCAATGCTGGTGCGTCTGCGAACGAAGCGTTGAGCCAAGTCGAAGCCCTGCAAAGCCTTGTTCAGCTATTGGCTTATGCACCTGAAGCGCCGACGCAAAGCGACATAGTCGCACTGCAAGACCAGATCACCGCATTGCAGCAACAGCCTCCGCCTAAAGAGTTTCGCACGCCGCGCTTCGGATCGTTCTACGACACGACAACGCAGACGGCGGCGGCAATCAATACCGCTTATGCAATGACGATAAACACAACCGATCTTTCTCAGGGTGTGTACATCGGATCTCCGGCTTCGCGCATCTATGTAGATCGCCCTAATGTTTATAACGTCCAATTCTCTGCACAGTTGGATAAGACTACAGGCGGCACAGGGCTGGTCTGGATTTGGCTTCGCAAGAATGGCGTCGATGTTCCCGACAGCACTGGATTTGTTCGCCTTCAAGGTAACAACGCAGAATTGTTGGCTGCATGGAATTATCTGGTCCAGCTTAACGCAGGCGACTATATTGAATTAATGTGGGAAGTTGATGATACTTCCGTTCAGATATTGTATGAAGCCGCCACAGCCGTGCATCCGGCAACTCCGTCTGTAATTGTGACGGTGAGCGATAACATCAGTTCAATGGAGGTCTAACATGGCTGTTCTTACAAGGGTTTTGATTCCGGCTAAAACAGCCGAGGCAACGCAGACAACGCAATACACCGCGACGAACGTGACCACGATCATCGACAAGTTCACCGCGACTAATTACGACACGGTTGCACGCACGATCAGCGTTAACCTTGTGGCTTTGTCTGGCAGTGCAGGGAATGATAACCTGATCGTCAAGACCAAGACGCTTCAGCCGTCCGAGACATATACCTTTCCAGAATTGGTCGGCCAGGTTCTCGCAAACGGCAATTTCATCTCAACGATTGCCAGCACTGGCACGGCGATCAACATCCGCGCATCTGGCAGGGAGATCGCATAATGAAGAAGCCCATGATCATGATCGAAGGCTTTGGGGGTCTGCGTGAAAGCGAACCGTTTATCACTGCCGCGCAGAACAAGAAGAACACGCAAGTCGTGATCGACGATTGGATGCTCGGCCCTGAAAAGCCCAGCAACGAGCGCGGTGCAAATCCTGAATACTGGCGTGCGCTTGGCAAGGCTATGCAGTGCGATGAGACTGAGGCCCGTCGCCGTCGCTGCTCCAACTGCGAGTATTACGACAACTCAACCATGACGCAGGCCAAGATGGAACGCATCCCTTGGAACCAGTGGGACGTTGAGGCTGGCTTCCGCGGCTATTGCCATAAATTTGAATTTATCTGCCATGACCTTCGTTCTTGTCAAGCGTGGGAAGAGCGAGAATTTGAATTCGAAGATTGACTGTGTTATGGTTCAGCCACCGAGCGTTATTGAGCAGCCGGTAGCTCACCTTCAGGGGTTTTGAATGACGCTAGACGGCTCTCCTAAATACTGGCTTCGTCGGAACTTCTCGGAGGCACTTTGCCTTTCGGATGAAGCCGTCGATTGGCTGATCGCGCTTTGGGAAGTTATCCAGTTATTCGACGATATTGCTGATGGCGATGCAATAGACCGCGATGATCTTGACGCTTCGATCTGGAACGCGCTGGTGGGAATGCCGTCCAATGGATTCTATCAGAGAAACGCGCATGTTCTCATCCCGCTGATGAGCGTTGCCGTTCTGAAATGGAAAGCCTCGGATGAGGTGGAGCGCGATGGTCAAGCCTGCGCCACAAGCTTCGTCTGGCGCGCTGGCTATTATGATTTGGTTCTTGCTGCCGTGCAGATCGAGCATGGTTCGCAATTAGCTATGGATATTGGCCCTGTAGTTTTGAAGCTATATGGCGAAAGCCTTGAAGATTATATGAAGGAAATGTCTGATGCCTGATCCAGTTACCGGCATAGGTGCGGCTGTTAGCGTTGGTGGAAGCTTGCTGAAAGGCAAGGGCACAAAGAAGGCTGGTCAGCAGCAGGTAGAGTCCGAAATGGCAGCTATCGCAGAGCAACGTGCGGCACGCGAAGAAACGCGCCGATTGCTTGAGCCTTATGTTGCCGCCGGTACTCCTGCACTTCAGCAACAGATGGCTGCGCTTGGGTTATCAGGCGATGAAGCGCAGGCTGCTTATGTCGCACAGCAAGAGCAAAGCCCAATCTTTCAGGCGTTGGCCCGACAGGGTGAAGAAGCAATGGCGCAAAGTGCGTCTGCTACTGGTGGATTGCGTGGTGGAAACTTCCAAGGTGCGCTTGCCCAGTTTCGGCCAAGCCTTCTCAATCAATTTCTTACACAGCAATATGATCGCCTTGGTGGATTGGCTAGAGTCGGCCAGACTTCTGCTGCTGGCGTTGGCGCGGCTGGAATGGAAACTGCGCAGAACATAGGTGCAAACCTTCAGAATATTGGCGCGCAAAGGGCTGGTGTTTCTCTTGCTAAAGGCCAGATGTTTGGTGATATTCTTGGTTCATTTGGCGGCGTTGCTAAGGGGCTTTTCTAATGGTTCAGCCGGTTAACTATGCACAGCTTGCCGGTGGCTTTCAGGCCCCGCAAGAGGCATTCCTAAACACGATCAAGTTGCGCGAAGCTTATTTGCAGCAGCAGAAGGCGGCAGAAGATGCTCGTTTAGCCAAGGAAAAAGCCATCCAGATGGAGGCTGCACTTAAGGACTTCACGACTGCGCCAACACCGCAGAAGCTTGCCGACTTGCATCTCAATTATCCCGCACTGAAGGAAAGCCTGAACGCCTACACGCAAACTCTTTCGGATGCAGATAGAAAAACCACCACTGAGTTTGCCACGCAGGCATTTGGCCTAAATCGTTCCGGCAAGCCAGAAGCTGTTTTAAGCCTTTTTGATCGTTATATTTCTGGCGCTGAAGCTAGTGGTCGAACAGACATAGTGCGCGTCATGAAAGACGCCAAAGAGACGTTTTCAGCGATAGACAATCAAGATGCCCGTGAAGCATTAATCGGCTCGGTTCTTGCTGGAACAGGCAAGGATGGGTTAGATCTTTATAAAAATATTTGGGCTTCAAACCTTGATCTAGACACATCGGTAATCAAAAACATCGTGGCGCTGGGATATAAGCCCGGTACACCTGAGTTTCAGGCCGAATTGCGTAAGCAGATGGACAAGATCACAATCACACGTCCAGACGGAACTTTCATTCAGGGAACACCTGATGAAATCCGTGATGTGCTTGGTCAAAGTGGTGGTAGGGTATTGCCTCGCGTTACCTCTCAGGCTGAGGCTAGTAGACTTGCTCCTGGCACTGAGTTTATTGGGCCAGATGGCAGAGTGTATCGTGTGCCAGCCAAGGGAGGTCAGACGGCAACCCCGTCTGGCACCTTTCAAGGGCAGTAACATTAACCCGATAGCCGATCTTGGCAGGCTAGGCTTTGCACCGACCAGCGGATTCAGAACACAGCGCCATCAAGCCGCATTGGTCGCTCAAGGGCTGACCAAGACTAAAGGCGGATCTCATCCAATGGGTGATGCTTTGGACTTCATGCCGCCGAAGGGAATGTCTACGCAAGAGGCTATTGCCACTGTTCGCAGGATGTATCCTGGCGTTAAGGCTATCCCTAGCAATAAGGGCGCAATTCATGTAACCTTCCCCGGATGGGGTAAGGCTCCTGACGTAAGCGGTTCTGTCCGCAGATATGGGGATTAAGATGGCCCAGAATACAGACTGGCTAAACGAATTTGAACGTGTTGATGCTCCCATAAACAATGCGGGGCCATTAGTTGTTCCTGGCGCTCCTCCAAAGCCTGAAAAGCCTGAAAAGCCTACAGAAACATTCCGTGATGCTACTACGCAGGAAAAGATTGACGCACGCGTTGATCCTAACATGGCGTATCAAATTAATGAGGTAACTAAGGAATTAAAAGTGGTTGGCGGTCAGCCTACCGCAGCTCCTGCTGGAACCCTTGATCCCAAAACCGTTGAAGGTCGCAAACTAATTGCGCGAGGCATTTTAAGCAGCGTTGGCGTTGATCCCACTGGCGGCGTTGATCCAGTATCTGAAATGATCCGCAAATCAACCAGTGGCGGTTTGCAGAAGTTTGGGGCTGAGTTAGTTGGAGACATTACTGGGGAGCCGACTCCAGGAATGGTGGAAATAGGAAGGCTTCGAGCAATTGCCTCAGACATGACTTTGCAAATGTCTGGCGGCAGTCTTGGAGCTGGAATGTCCAATACTGACCGCGACTTCATTAATGATCGCATGGGTGATGTTGCCAATCCTGATAAAACAGCGGGTGAGCGACTTGCCGCATGGGGAGAAGTTAAAAAACGCCTATTATCAGTTGCTGAACTTCAGGCTGGCGAACAGGCTGCTGGTGGCGGTGGCGGCGTTGCTGCTCCGCCTCCTTTGCAGGTGGCAACAGGTGCTACATTTTCGACAGATCAAGATATTGCGAACGCAATGGCCCTAAATCAGCTTTGGGCTAATGGGGCAACCATTGATCAGATGAATGCAAAGTCAATTGAATTGACTACATCCCCGCTATCTCAAGCAAGCATAGAGTTTCTTCAGAGAAATATAAACAATCGCAATATTCCCGCAGTTTCACCGGCTTCATCTGGGAAGCGTGAAGGTGGCGTACCCAGTGAATTGTCAGCGGTGGGAGCCGGTCTATTTCGTGGAGCCACGGCAAATCTTGGCGAAGAATTGGTGAACGTATTTGATCCAGCCGCTGCTGCAAAGCTTCAGGCTGCAAGCGAATTCGCGCAAAGTGAAAGCCCGTATATAACCGCGGGTTCCGAATTGATTGGCGGCGTTTTGTCTCCATTGGCACGCGTTGGGAATCTTGCCCGTGGTGCTAGTCCAATTGCACAAGAAGCATTGTCTGGCGCAGTCTATGGCACTTTATATGGTGCTGGTGAAGCCGATCCAAATGCTGGTATTAGAGATCGTCTTTCGGGCGCATTTATTGGAGCCACAACTGGCGGCGCAGGCGGTGCTTTGGGCGGGAAAATAGCTCAATCACTTGGAGGCGGCAGTGCGGCAACGCAAGAAGCGGTGCAGGCGGCGGAACGTGCTGGGATTCCTGTCATGGCATCCGATGTTGTACCTCCCGCCACATTTGCTGGAAAAGCTGTTCAACAAGCTGGTGAACGCATTCCTTTGGTCGGAACTGGAGGAATGCGAGAAGCGCAGCAGCAAGCGCGAGGTGATGCTGTAACTCAACTTTTGACCGAATATGGTGTCAATGATCCAACATTGGCGAATAAGGTTGCAACCTCGCTATCTAGCACCCGCAAGGCTGAAATTAAAAAATACAAAGACATGAAGGATCAAGTGATTAATCCTTTAGCGTCTGCTGGTGTGGTTCCCGTCAATAATGCAATTCAGGCAATTGACGATCAAATCGTACAGCTTAGTCGCCGCGCAACCCCTGCGGCAGATGAGGCAATTGCTGAATTGCAGAATATCAAGAACACCCTTCAGGGCCGTGATTTATTTGCTCTTGAAGCATATCGAGCAGATGAACTTAGCAAGGCGTTTGCTGATGAAGCTAAGTTTTCCGTTGCTGCCCGTGACATTGGTGAAAAAGCCTTGCGTGCAATCTATGATCCAGTCCGCAAGGATATGGGGGAATTTATTCGCGCTAAAGGTGGCCCGAATGATTTTGTTAAATGGAAAGTAGCAAACAAAAAACTTGCTGACGGTGCTGATGAGCTTCGGAACACCACTCTCAAAGCCGTATTAAAGGATGCTGATCAAAAACCAGAAGCGGTTTGGAGATTGCTCTTTAGTAGCAAGCCAAGTGAAGTTGCTACACTGTATCGCAATCTTGATGACCAGGGCAAAGCATCCGCTCGTTCTGCAATCATGGATAAGGTATTTCGTGACATTGCTGGAGAGGGCGGAACCATTGATGCTGTAACGCCTGAAAAGTTTGTTAATGCTATGCGTAAGCAAGGGGCGCAGCTTCGTATTTTCTTTAAGGGCGATGAGGCGGATCGAGTTCAAGGTCTGATTAAGGCTCTTAAACTAACATCTCGTGCTGGTCAGGCTAATGTTATGACGCAAAGTGGTCAACAAGCAGTGCCAATTCTAGGCGCTGCTGGCTTGGCTGGCGCTGTATCTGGATGGCTTGGAGATACCGCAACAGGTTTTACCACTGGTCTTTCCACGCTTGCCGCTGCGGGAACCATTGGTGGGCTTGCACGCATTCTTGAAAGTGGCCCAGTAAAGAATGCATTGCTTGCCATGCAAAAAGCAAAGCCAATTGACCAGAACAAGGCGGCTCAACGTGTTATTGAAGCTATTCGAGCAGCTTCTGCCCAAGCTGGCGGCAATCTGCCTTCTTCTGAGCCGATGCCGCAATGACCTTTCCAAACAACGCAACTTCAGATATACAAAGAGCGCAGGAGATCGTTTAATGTCGCTCACGCAAGTAACTGGCCCGTATCCGATCTTCACAGACCTTGACGGGTCTCCGTTGGATGATGGCTATCTATACATCGGTGATCAGAACGATGATCCTGAAACCAATCCGATTCAGGTGTATTGGGATAGTGCGCTCACCATTCCTGCCACGCAGCCGATCCGCACAAACAGCGGTTATGCTTGGCGCAATGGAACGCCAGGACTGCTTTACACCGCTGGCCCGTTCTCGATCACTATCCGCAATAAACGCAACGAGTTTGTTCTCTATAGCCCACTTGGCTACGGCTTTGATCCTGCTTCAGTCTCAGCCTCGGTTGTAAAGAACGACTTTGTTGGCGATGGCGTTGATACGACATTCACGCTTTCTGCCACGCCTAGCACGGTGTTGGCGACTAATGCTTTCATCAATGGCGTGTATCAGGAAAAGGACAGCTACAGCCTTTTCGGCAATGTGATTACATTCTCCGTTGCTCCTCCGCTTGGCTCTAGCATTGAGATCATGACCAATGAAACCGGCGTGATCAATTCGGGCAACGCGACGGCTATATCTTACACTCTGACAGCCGCTGGCGCTGTCGCACAGACCGTTCAGACCAAGCTGGAGCAATATGTTTCGGTCAAAGACTTTGGCGCTGTAGGCAATGGCATTGCGGATGATACTGTAGCTATTCAGGCCGCACTAAACAGCGGTGCAAAAAACATTTTGGTTCTTGCTGGAACATACCTTGTCACCAGCACGCTCGTTGTGCCTGCGTCGGTTAATATTTCAGCTTATGAAGCCACTTTTAACGCGGCATCAATAACAGCCGAAGTGTTTCGCTTTACCAACGGCGGCGGCATCCGAGGCGGAACTATTAACGGCCCCGGCAACGCATCTTACGTTGCTACCAGCATGGCGGTCAAAGCATCTGGCACAAATAACGCCCCGTCTGCCCCTACCTTTATAAGCAGCCCGACTGTCGAAGATGTGACCATCGACGGGTTCGGTGCCTATGGTGTTTTTCTTGCCTATGTAAATCAGCCCCGCGTCATAAACTGTCGGATTACCGATATTGGTTATGCAGGCATTGGCGGCGTGTCCTGCAATGACGGCATTTTCAGCGGTAACTATGTCGCCAACGTTTCCCCCGGCACCGCTCCAGGCGATGCTTACGGCATATTTGTTGACCGCAATAACGGGACCAGCGAGACAAGCGATCCGCGCAGTTATCGGTGCGTGATCGACAGAAACATAATTTCTAATGTCGTGGCTACTGGCGGCAACAATGGTCAGGGTATCGACACGCACGCAGGTGTGGATTTTACCATATCCAATAACATTGTGCTGAATTGCGAAGTCGGCATCTTTGTCACAAGCAGCGTTGTCGGCGCAGCACAGGCGCTTGGCCCAAAGAACGTAACCGTTATCGGGAATGTTGTAAAATCGACCCTGCGCGTGGGTTATGGTATTCAAGTTGCGGGCGCTATCTCTGGCGGATCAGTTATTGATTACGCCGAAAGCATAACCGTCAGCGGCAATACTGTGACGGGCCACGGCATTGCGGGAGATAGCACCTCGGCTGCTATTCGTTTACAGGCCACTAAAAATGTCATTGTAAACGGCAACACTGTAGACGCGTCTAGCTGCAACGGCATCCAGCTAAACAGCGACAATCTTTCGTTCAGCGTCACGGACAATGTGATTAGCAACCCGTTTGACAATAGCTATGCTGCACCATCGTGCGTGCAGGTTTTGGCGTCAAACAATCGCGGCACCATTTCAGGCAATACATTTGTTTACAACAACGGTGCGCTCGGCACTTACGTTGCGATCAATTCAATTCGGATTGCGGCAAGCCAGACCAACTTGTTTTTGAATATCCCGCGCAACAATTTTGTCGGCATCGACGCTACGCACCTTCTTTATATCGAAGGCGCAAGCACAGGCGCGATCAACCCAGAGGGATTGTTTGCCGAACGCAACACAGCGGTTGTTGCTTGCGTTTCAGGTCAGGGAAATAACCTTGTGGACGTTACGTTTGCAACGCCTTTCCCTGTTGCTCCAACGGCGATTAATCTGACAGTGGCAGGCGCAATTGCTCCGGGCGGTAAAGCACCTGTTCTTCGTTTGGCTAATGTGACCGCCAGCGGTTTCAGAATTATCGCGTATCCAACGGATTTGGGTAACTGGTCAGCCAGTGGAAACCTCGATCTCGTTTGGCGTGCGTCTGTATAAGCAGGATATTAGATATGGCTCTCACTAAAGCTACCTACTCCATGATCGAAGGCGCTCCGGTCAATGTGCTGGATTACGGCGCTGATCCGACTGGCGCTGCGAACAGCACGGCAGCCATCCAAGCGGCGTTCAACAGCGGAGCCAAGCAAGTTGTATTTCCTCCCGGCACCTACCTCTGCAATTCAGGTCTGACCGTCCCTAACTGGCTGCACATTGTCGGCCAAGGCTATGCACCGACCATCGCTACCGGCACGGGAGCTGTTGTGCTGCGCTTCACCGGCACCAGCGGTAATTTCCTGACCTGCGGATTTAACCCCACCATCGAGAACATCGTGTTCTGGAATAGCGGCGGCACGTATAACGACACCACCGACACGCTGTCGGGAACCACTGCCGTTGCGATCAAGCTAACCGACAATATCACGCTGTCCTATTGCAGCTTCTCGACATGGGCTGATTGCATCCGCTTCGGCACGTCATCCTATTACGTCAAGACGTTTGCGGTCGAGTTTAACCGCTGCACCAACGGCTACCGCACGGACGGCACTGCGCCTTACGACGTGGATATTCACGCGCCGATCAGCCGCAAGACCACCAACTTCTTCGCAGGCCAGACGGCTAACCCTGCACGCAACATCAAGATATTCGGCGGCTCGATTGAAGGCTATTCCAGCATCGCATCGGGCTTCTTGGACTTTGCTTCTTTCGGCACCTACTATGAAACGGTAGCAACCCGCGCAGGCGCGTTCGCTATCGACCCCGGCGTCAATGGCGCATCCGTCACACTGTCGGGGAACCTGATCTACCTAAACTATACAGCGCGTCTGGTGAATATGTCGGGCCTGACCGATTGTTCGCTGACCAGTTCAGGCAACCAGCTTGACGGCGTAGCACCTTCGGCGGCGATTGTTTACTATTTGCCTACCAGCGGCGCTGTAAGCCTCACTGGCGATAAGTTTGGCACGGGCCATCCCAACAATGCGGTCTATGTCGATAGCTTCGCCAACGCGGCTAAGTTCAACGGAATTATATTCCCGAAGCTTCCAAGCGGCAACACGCAGGCTGCATATAGCAATATGAGCGTGATCGGCCCCAAGGGTTATATCGCGCTCGGTCTTGCTGCTGCGCCTACCTCACCGCCTACTGGCATGACGGTAATGGCAGACGGCACGACATGGGACCCGCTTACTCTTGCGGCTGGTCGACCTTATTGGGTAATCTGGCAAGGTGATCGCTGGCGGAATCCAGGCGGATAACAAAAACATTACGTTAAATTAAAATTAGGTGATTGCCGTGTCTGAATCGAGTGTTTTGACTGTCAAAATAGATATGTTGCACAGTGACGTGGTTGATATGAAAACAGCACTGAACGAATTATCGAAGGCAATCACCAAGCTGGCGCTCGTTGAAGAACGTCAGGCACAGACTGCGGACGCGATGGAACGTGCATTTAAAGCTATCGGCAAGGTCGAAGATCGGCTTTCCGCATTGGAATTGGCAGCACCTAAGACGAAAGAAACCAGTGCTTGGGTTGATCGCTTCATCCTCGCTGCAATCGTTGCTGTCATGGGCTTCGCTGGGACACGATTGGGCTTGCTATGAGCATCACACTAGGTAGCCGATCACTTATGCGCCTGGAGGGCGTCCACGCTGATCTGGTGCGCGTTGTAAAGCGTGCGGCTGCAATGTCGGATCTCGACTTCACCGTATTGGAAGGTCTGCGCACGGAAGCCCGTCAACGCCAGCTAATGAAGCAAGGCGCAACCAAGACGCTCAATTCTCGACACTTGACTGGACACGCTGTCGATCTGGCTCCCATGCTCGATGGCAAAGTATCTTGGGACTGGCCGCTCTATCATCGGCTTGCCAAGATTGTGAAGGCTGCTGCTGCGGCTGAAAACGTCCCGCTGCAATGGGGGGGCGACTGGCGAACTTTCAAGGATGGCCCACATTGGGAACTCCCTTGGAAGCAATACCCGAAAGGAAAATGACATGCTTAAAGGATACCGCACTTATGTCATGGCTGGCCTTGGCATCTTGTCGGCAGTGGCAAGTTATCTGGTTGGCGATGTAGACGCTATGACGGCGGCAAATGCTGCATTCACCGCCGCCGCCGTTGCTTTCCTGCGAGCGAGCGTCCCTCAACACCCTACGTAAAGCAATCGCATTCCCGCATTGTGGTTATAAATATGGGCGGCGCTGCTTAGGTGGCGCTGCTTTTTTATGGTCATTTCTTGCTTCTCATTTGGGCCACCTGCTCGTCCACCTCTGCGTCCGTCAGATAGCGATTGAAGTATCGAGCCTTGCGGGCCTTCATATACGGCGACGTGTAAGGCTCGCTCAGATTGGTGTTGTAATACACACCGGCAGGTAGGGTGACGGTTTTTGGCTTCTCGTAGTAATATTTGACGCAGCGGTAATAGTCGTAGCCTGCGTCTTGCCAGCTATCGAAGAAGCCAGCTTCGGGCTCACCCTTCCGATATGTTGTGAGCGTATATCCACCCGTCTTGATCGGCTTGGTCGGCATGAAATAGGCGAAGATGCTAGTATCCATGGTCATTTCCCGAAGCCTTCTTCCCAAAGCTCAATTGCGCGGAGTGCTGCCCCTTCTGGATCAGCATGGGGCGGAAAAAACTCCGTCATAGCCTCACGCGCACAAAGCACTTTGCGATCCACTGGTGGTTTCTCGTATTTCTATCATGTCGCAGAGGGCGCGGTAGCCGTGACTTTCGGGGTCTTTGTGGGATGTGTAAATAAAACGCAGCGTTTCGGCCTTGCCAGTCACCCAAGTGAAATGCTTCGCAGCTTCGAGCAGAACCCAATCAGGTGGTGTTTCTGTGGTCATGGTTGCTTCTCCAGTGCTGCTTCGTGCGCCTCAACTATCCGACAGGCCAGCCAGCTAATGCACTGGCTCATGGGTTCATCCTGAATAGTGTTTGCCTCCAACCACAGCGCGATGTGGTCAGCATTGGTTATATCCAGTTCGCGGCGTAAGCGGTTCGTTTCTTCAAGGGCTTTAGCAAACGCTTCCTTATCAAAAGGGGTCATGGTTGCTTCTCCAGTGCTGCACGGGCTTTTTCGACGTCAAGCGCGTCAAGATATAATCGCCCCTTATTTGCTAAAGGCTCCAAAGCCTCTCGCAACCTCTCGTTCTCGGAGGTGAGTGCTTCGATGACGTAACGTTGCTGGTTATATATCAATCCGCAGGTGCATTCCCACGGATACTGGTCAACATGCCAGTCACAATTTTTGGTGTGGTCGGTCATGGTTTCTTCTCCAGTGCTGTAATTAATTATTCTTTCATAACCCAAGCAGCCCATTGTCCGACTGTTGCACCTTGGCATCCGCAATCTAGCCCCGAGCAACACAATTTTTGGTCAGGGTCTTCGACCACTTTTACAGCCTCCCGCCACCGCTCGACCTCGGCGGTGAGGGCTTCGATGCGGTCTTTTAAAGCGCCTTCGATGAATGGTTCGATTGCGGCTATGGTAAGGACGGCCAAGTCGTAAACGTCATCGTCAAAACCCAATTCAAGGTTCTGATTGACCCTTTGTTCCTCGCGCATTGCCTTCATGGCCGCTTCGATCATCTGCTCGGTCATGGTTGCTTCCCGCGTATCTCAGGCCCACGGGCGTCCAGTCCTGCGCGGGGGTCTAGATAAACGTCATCAGCCGGAATGATTTTGCCGTTTTTAATGAACACCTCCCCATCCAGTCTAGAAAACGACTTGGCTAAGCTCTGGTTGGCGTTTTGGATATGCTGGCAGTCGTTGGTATCACAAGTGAAACACCAACCCATCTTATGTAGGACATCTCTATAAGTCATTGCTGCTTCCCGCGTATCTCCAGCCCACGCGCTTCCAATCCGGCGCGGACGAGGGCGGCGTAAATGTTATAATCGCAGTAACCCTCATCATCTCCGCCTATCTCCTTTAGCACCTCCGCCAGCGGGTCAGACTCCGGCTCCACGGCCTCGATCCGCACTATCCCAACAGCCTCAGGCGGCACGTAATAGGTAGAGCCAGCGATCCATGCCCAGTTCGGCTGGCGCACAAAGTTCTTACCGTCCACGCTGGTCAGCATGTCGGGCTTCCAGTGCAGCGGCTGGTGGCCGTGATGCTTCGGAACCCATTCAATAAAGTCAGGCACTGCAGTTCTCCAGTTCCCTGATGGCCCACTGGATGCCTTGGATCTCGACACCCATGTCGTGCAGCCCGTGAGCATCCTTCGCGTGGAGAAACACCTCCGACATATCCCAGCATACTTGTTCGCGCTTACGCAGCGCGGCAATCCGTTCCTCAATCATTGCTCTTCTCTCTCTATTTCTCGCAACAGCGCACGCAGCTCAGTCAATGCGCTAAGGACGCGCGACGATACCTCGACCTCATGATCCATGCAGCTTTCTATGAATCCATAATGCACATCGATGCGCTTCTGGATCATCTCCATAATTCTCAGCCGCTCATGCTCCGCACCGCGCTCGTGAGCGCGTTCAAGAAACTGCGATAGATTGTGGCCGGACACATACAGCTGCCCGTCGATGTCTAACGCCTCGACAATATCACTCATAGCGCCATACACGGACGCCGCCATCAGACTCGCGGGCAATAAACTTCTTCTTATTGCGACGCCCCGCATGGGACGCAGTGCTGCTCATCGAGCGCAGCGGAACCCCTTCGACAAAGAAGCTCTGGCCTACATCCAGCTTCGACCAAGGGTATTTCTCCCGGCGACCATTGTGCTGGCGCGCAGCCGGGATTGCGTGTTCATCTTCAATTTCAAAGCTCATATTTACCTCCGGTTATCTTATCAATGTTGCATATTAATCAATGTAATTCAACTTAGAAGTTACGCCTGCGACGCTCGGCCTTCAGCAATTCTTCAGCGACAGGCAGCGTAATGCCAAACGCAGCAGCAAGGTGATGCGGACGCTTGCCGATAAGCGTAGTGTCCGGCCAATCGCGGATGATCTGGAAGGCAAGCTCCCTGCCCTCATGCTTGTTATTCAGTCCCATAGTCCTACTGGCCACTCCTGTTTGGGTAAATAAATCGCACGCGACGTTGCCCCGCCAAAGCGAAAGCTATCCGTGCTTCTCTTCGCATATGGGTGACGCAACAAAACGCCAGCCCAACCTTCAAAATAGACAGACGTTTGCATGATCCGGTTCATCGACTGGATGCTCTGGCCTATCCATACGCCCGTGACATCGCCATACTCACGTTCGATCTTCATCCCATAGCGCGCAAGCGTCGCCTCCGCCACCTTCAACCGAATGTCCGTTGTATCATCACGGGTGAAGCAAACGATCAGCAGCTCACCAATCGTGCGTTCCTGCGCTCCCTGCACAGTCTCGACGCGGATCATGCTCCCGACGATGTGATGCAGCAGCGATATGTCTTCGCGCTCCGCCTTCACCTGCAGGAACTCATCGAGGTTAACCGTGTTCAGGTATTTCTCGCACTGCTTCATGTCCAACCGCTTCGTGCTATACAGGCTGTAGCATCCAGCCATCAGCGTCCCCAGCTGGTCGCCGATGCGGCGGTTCGCCAGCACCATAGCAATCGTCTCTTTGAATATCTCGACATTGTGCCGCAGCGTGAACAGATTGTGCAGCTGCCGCGACAACAGCCTCTGCGGCATATCGTGAGGGATCTCCGACGCAAGGCTCAGGAAGTCCTTGAACTCCTGCTCCTTCTTCTTCCGCTCCTCGTGGCTGTAGCTATCCAGCGGCTTGATCGTCAGCACCGCCGTGCGCGTAAGGTCCGCCGCTTCCTTCAGGCCAACGCCAATCGAGGACATCAGGAACGACGAACGCATCGTAAACGCCTGCGCGCTATGGTTCGCAGACCCCTTCAAAATGCGGCCACGCCCCTCGCTGGACGCCTGCCGCATCAGATCCAACACCGCCTTACGCCGCGCCTCGGCCTGCATCTTCTGCTTATCATCGGCCTCGCTCTCGTCGAACACCACCGGCATAGCATCGTTGCGCACCACCTGCCGAATGCCCGCCTCGGTCGTCGCCCCCAGAGGATAGATCGCCAGATCGCCCAGACACGCGCCGGCAATCTCATTGACCACCGTCGATTTACCCGACCCCTGATTCCCTGTCACCCAAGCGTGCGTGCGCCACTGCAGCCCACCACAGACCACCGCCGTCGCAATCCAGCCAGCCAACAGATCGCCATAGATCGGCGCGTCCCAGCGCACCTTATTGCACAACTCACGGATCATGCGGCCATCATCGTCCGTCGCCCGCGCATCGTAATCGTCAACGTCCAAGATCAGATCAGCGTTCTTCTCATAAATCCAGCGGCTCCTGAAGCGGACGAACGGAATCTCCCGCGTCGCACCGCCCGACCGGCTAACCACCAGCTTCCCGCCTGTGTTCATCACGGCACGCTCGACACCATCATCGGCCTTGTCGATCCAGATACCACGCCCACGCAGCCGCTTCGGATCATAGACCCCCAGATCATGACAGCGATCCATGATCGTGATGCCAGCCTGCACCCAGTCTATGCCCTTCCCGTCAGGCTTGCCTTGCTGGCCACCCCAATAGGTCGGATCGCCATAGATTTTCATGCAGCCCTTCTGGCTCATCAGATTGTCGGGATCGAACACGTCCACCTGTTCGCGATGCTGCGTCATCAGCATATATTTCATGTGGTCATAACCCAGAGGTCGCCACTCCCGCCGTGTGTCCTCGTCATAGTCAATGACCTGCTTCTCCACGACCGGCAGATCAGGCGTCGCCACGGCAGCGCGCTTCAACTCCCTACGCAGCAGCCCCGTTATATTCTCCGGCTTCACCTTCGCAGGCAGCTCGTCGCCAAGATCCCAGCCATCCGGAAACGCCGGACTCAAGCCGACAATCGAAATCGGAACCTCAAAGCGCGCCAGCATCTTCTGGATTTCAATCGCCGCCTGCGCCCCAGCCGCGTCATTGTCCGGCCAGACCACAACGCTATGCCCCTCCAGTATGTCCCAGCTGGTCTGCTCCACAGCATTCGCACCGCCCTGCCACGTCGAAACAACCCAGCCATCCGGCAGATACTGCGCGGCCCCATCAGCGGCCTTCTCGCCCTCGACGATCAGCACAGGCGCATTCGGTGCGGACGCAATCATATCGCTGTTATAGAGCGGACGCCCCTGCCCGAAGCCGGACGTGATATATTTCCTCCCGTCCCAGACTATCGGCCTGATCTCTTTCCTCTTCCCCACAGGGTTCCAGCGCGCCACCGCGCCAAAGGCAGAGCCATCAGCCGTGCGGTAAATCCACATCGAGTCCGGCTCACCACCCATTGCAGTCTTCAACTTCTGCGGAACCTCAATCGGCTCCGGCATAGGCGTAACGATAGCCGGTGTGTCTGTTATGTCCTCGGCCTTGACCGCCGTCAGGTCTATCTTACGCACGGTTCATCCCCAGCATTTCTGCGAATCCTTTTAATGTTTCCTGCAAGCTATCCCCAAATAGCCTCATGGACAGGTCGATCATGTCGCCATGCTCACCCGTCGCGAAGTCCTTCCAACGCCCAGTGCTGAGAGAAATACCCAACGATGCGTTGCGATCTTCGCGCCAAGGCGCACTGCATACATACCAACCACCCTGCCGCTTGCCATTGGGCAACCAGTCCCTGCAGAGAGCCTCGATGTGTGTGGAACTCAAGCGATCCTTGATGTCGCTTATGGAAATAGACCGGGGTTTGACGGCCTTGCCAGACGGTGGGAAAGGAGCCTTTCCGCTGGAAGATATGTGGTTTTTAGGCGAACCTTGGACATCGCCACATTTCCCGGTCATATTATTATTACCTCTCTTGAATTGCGCCGTCAAACGCACAAACACCAATGCTGGCATACGCAAACGAAAGTGACAATAGCTAACCTTCGCTATCGTAAACGCCGCTCACAAAACTAAAGCGGTGGAACCGGATCGGGATCGCCTCCAAACGATACACATTCCCCGCCGCATCCTTCCACTTCCCATGCCTGTCCAGCCGAATGCGAAACGTCAACGCCTGCGGATCGGACGCTATCGTCCACTCCTGTTCGTCCTCGTTCGTGCAATGGCCCATAATCATGGCCGGTCGCCAACCCTTCTTCAGATCGGCGACCATCTCCCGAATCACAAACTCATGGCCACTTATATGGTCAACCACCTCGAAGGGAATAGTCCCCTTATCATCATAGCGGTTCGCAAATGGGTGCAGCATAAACGATCAGGCCGCCTCGCCCATTCGCGCACGAACCGCCTGCCTAAGCATATCCGGCGTGAACCCCCACATACGCATCGCCAAGCTATACTCATGAACCAAGCCCTTGATCTCAGCCTCGATCTCATGCAGCTGCCGCGCAGCCCTATCGCGCCGCTCAAAGGCTTCCCGCGCCTTCGCGATCACTTCCTCCTCAGTCATCAATCGCCTCCAGTTGTGCGCGCAGTTCAGCAAGCCGCTGTTCCTGCGTCTCAATCCCGCGCTTGTAATTGACAAGCGCCCTCTCGTATTTTGCTATCTGACGGCGCAACGTCTCCTTGCTCCAGTTGCGCGCAGCCTCCTCGCTTGAGCTGGCCTTGATGAACATTTCCCACTCTTCCACAGTCGCAGGGCCGACATTCTGTTGCCGAGATAGCTTCTCAATCGGTATTCTCTTGGCATTGCCAAACGTCATCTCTCGCCGTCCTTCAAACTCAGGATCGTATGCGATGCTATTTTTCAGGCTATTCAGCAGCCGAATGCTCACATCCAGCCTATCCAGATACGTTTCATCCGCGATCATCCGACTATCTCCAATATCTCCGGCTTGTCCGTGCAGTCGCAGACCACCTCGTCGGGATCATTCCCATAGACCAGATAAATCTGCCCGATCCGCTTGCCGTCAGCGTTCGACACAAACAGCCATTCCTCATCGCAATGGCCCAGTTCGGCCATCACCATCTCAAGATCGTCGCTGCGCTGGATAGGCGCTTCCTCGCCGTCATGGACCGACAGCAAATACCCTTTGTCCAAGGCGCGCCCGACTATCTGCTTCACCACAAATCGCTCGTCCGTGTTCATGCTTCCGCCTCCGGCTTCACCACGATCTTCGGCCTGTTCTTGCTGCCCAGAGGCCGGCCCAGCTTCCTCTTCACGGGAACGCCGCCCACGCTATCCTTGCGCCCAGCAGGACGCCCACGCTTCTTCTTCGGCGTAGCCGCAGCCTCCCACGAATTATCAACCGCGACGATGATCCTCGACGCCTGAGCAACCACGTTCCAGTCCAGCCGCACGGCCCACGCGAACAACTTCCTAGCTAACCATTTACGCATCTTCATCCTCCTCTAAGTGCATCGACCACAAAATCTCTTCCTTGCTGATCGACATCAGCAATTCCTTCAGCTTCACCCGTGCGTCCACTTCATCAGCAGCCATCACCGAGAACGCCAACGTAAAATTAAAAACCTTCATCAATAGCCCTTCCCATTCCGATATTCGATGATCGTCATCCCATCGTCGCCGCGCCGGTCAACCACAGCCCAGACGCGGTCATCTTCCGCGCTCAATGCCTGCGCCGCCCACATCGCGTGCGTGCCATACTCAAAACGCGCAACTTCCCTGCCGTTCACCAACAACAACACATTCATCTCATTCGTCTCCGCTAAAATAGCCACGATCATGCGCCTCCTCCCATACGTCCCAGTTATTCGCCCAGCTGCGCGTGATATAACGCCGCGCCAACTCTCGAAATTCGTCGGGATAGGTCGTGATAACCAACTCAACCAATTCCTCATTCAGATCTTCCAGATCGTCCTCGATCAGCGCGGCACGGATCGCGTCCACGTCTGCGTCAAACGTAAACCGCGTCATCACGCATCTCCTCTGCCAAGAAGCCCAGCCACTTCGCGGAAACACTGCA